TAACACCTCTAATAATTATCGTACTTTGAGGTTGGAATAGATAAACCTTATTTCGCATTAATCCTCTTCTTGTTCGTCAATAGGAAAATTGACATGGTGGGCGATTGCATCATCATTGTCAGAACGTGTCGTAAATGGTCCAGGATATTGACTATCATCCCATTTAGGATCACTACTCCATAATTGTTCCTTGAGGTAGTTGAGAATTCCCATTTTCTTCTCATTATATCACATATTCGTATTTAGTCTAAATAGATAGGTAAATTACTGTTTAAGACAATGGACGAACTATTGGACATGGTTGTAAATGATGCGTCAGCAGCAGAAGTGAGTGACAGAATTAAGGACATCCTTTATACAAAATCTTCAGAAAAGATCGAAGGACTTAGACCTGATGTTAATACTACTTTTGTAAATAGCACCGAATTAGATGACTCTGATGACGTTGGCGAAGAGTAAATCAATAAATAATAAATAAAGCGATTATTTTTCCAATGAAACTCATTAGAGAAGAAATTGAATCTGTTGAAATTCTTACCGAAACAGTTGGTGGTAAGAAGAATCTTTTTATAAAAGGAGTCTTCCTTCAGAGTGAGATGGTAAACCGCAATGGTCGGTTGTATCCATTCTCAATAATGGAGAAAGAAGTCAACAGGTACAACAAGGACTATGTTCAAAAAGGACGTGCTCTTGGTGAATTAGGTCACCCAGATGGACCTACCGTAAACCTCGATAGAGTGTCGCATAAGATTACTGATCTTAAGCAGGAAGGTAAAAACTTTGTTGGTAAAGCTCAAATCTTATCTACACCTATGGGTAAGATTGCAGAATCACTTTTGAAGGATGGAGTAACTCTAGGAGTATCTTCTAGGGGTATTGGTTCTTTAAAGGATAGTAGCAAGGGTTACAAAGAAGTTGGCGAAGACTTTATGTTGGCAACTGCTGCGGATATCGTCGCTGACCCTTCTGCACCTGATGCATTTGTTTCAGGTATTATGGAAGGAAAAGAATGGGTTTGGGATGGCGGCCTCCTCAAAGAAAGACTCGCAGATCAAACAAGAATTAAAATTGAACGTGCAACTATCTCTAGAGATTTAGAAGAACAAAAACTTGGTTTATTCCAAGACTTCCTAAGTTCACTATAGATATATACTTACAAAGTTTAACTTTAATAAATAAATATAGATTTCTACAATTCAGAAAATCGGAGAAAACTCAAATGTCTAGTGACAAAAATTTACAGGAAATGGAAGCGGGCACTAAGCAATCCTCGACAGCGGTCAATTCTGGCGCAAGTGCTGGCGATCCAATGCCTAAGCTAACCACTGGGGGAACACCTCAATCATGGGAAGATCTTGGCGGTCCTTCACCTACTAACTACAAACCTGATGACAATTCAGCGCAGCTGAAAACACCTGGTTCTACCCTTAAGCAAGTTAAGGATGTAGTTACTAACCGTAAAGGTAAGAAGGAAGGTAACCTACCTGACGACGTAACCGTTGGTAAAAAGTTGAACAACGTTCCAGAGGAAGAAGAAGTGAAACTCGAAGCCGATCAGGAAGTTGTCGCAGAAGACGAAGTAACAACAGACGAAGTTGTTGCTGAAGAAGAGTCTACCGAGTCTGAAGAAATCGTTGCTGAAGAAGAAGCATCTACTGAAGAAGTAGTTGCTGAAGAAGAAGCAGTAGAAGAAGAAGTAATCGACGTTGAAGAAGACGTTGCTGCACTTCTAGATGGAGAAGAACTCAGTGAAGAGTTCCAATCTAAAGCTCGTACAATCTTTGAAGCTGCACTCAGATCTAAAGTATCTGAAGTGAAAGAGTCTATGACTAAGACCTTCGAGGAGACTTATGAGTCTAAATTAGTAGAAGAGGTAGATGCAATTCGTGGTTCTATCACAGAACGAATTGATTCCTATCTTGAGTATGTTGCTGACGAATGGGTTCAAGAGAACCAACTAGCAGTTGAATCTGGTCTCAAAGCAGAGATGACAGAATCATTCCTAAGCGGCATGAAAAAGCTTTTTGAAGATCATTATGTATCAATCCCTGAAGATAAATATGATGTCCTTGAGAATATGGTAGAAAAACTTGATGATATGGAAACCAAACTCAACGAACAGATTGAGAAGAACATCACCTTGAACGCTAGACTCGCTGAGTCAGTTGCTCAAGAGATATTCTCCGAAGTATCTGAAGGTTTGGCACTTTCACAAAAAGAGAAGCTTGCTTCCCTTGCCGAGAGTGTGGAGTTTGAAAGTGACGCAGAATATCGTGAGAAGTTGGAGACACTGAAGGAATCTTATTATCCTTCTAAAGGAAGTTCTCCTCAGGCAAAAACTGAAACCCTTTCTGAGGGCGTAGATGTTGCTGATGAGTATAGCTCACAGTCAATGAATGCCTATCTGAAAACACTTTCAGGTCTAGCCAAGAAGTGAATTTAACATTATTAATTCAAACAAAAAACACATTTAGGTAAACAAGCAAATGTTTCAATCAGAAGCACTGCAAGAAAAGTGGGGACCAGTCCTCGATTATGATGGTCTTGAGAAAATCGAAGACTCTCATAAGAGAGCTGTTACCGCAGTCTTGCTAGAAAACCAAGAGAAATTTTTAAGAGAGCAATCAGCATTCTCTAACGGAATGTTGACCGAAGCTGTACCAACCAACGCTGCTAACGCTGCTGGTGCTGGTGGTGGATTCGGAGCCGATGCCGCTGCAGCAGGTCCTGTTGCTGGTTTCGACCCTGTTCTAATCAGCCTTATACGTCGTGCAATGCCTAACTTGGTGGCATATGATCTTGCTGGCGTACAACCAATGAGTGGTCCTACTGGACTTATCTTCGCAATGCGTTCACGCTACACCAATCAGAGCGGAACAGAAGCATTCTACAACGAAGCAGATACAGCATTCTCTGGACAAGACGATGGTCTTGACGAGACTGGTGGATTCTCTGACGGCGTTGCTGGAATGGGTACTACTGCACAAGCAGGTAGCAACCCAGGACTTCTTAACCCTGTTGGTACTGCAGTCTCTACTGGCTACAATGTAGGCCAGGGTATGAAGACTGGAGACAGTGAGAACCTTGGATCAGGAACTGGCGACCAGTTCAACGAAATGGCATTCAGCATCGAGAAAGTTCTCGTTGAAGCCAAGTCTCGTGCCCTAAAGGCTGAGTACTCACTAGAGCTAGCTCAAGACCTCAAGGCGATCCACGGATTGAACGCTGAAGCAGAACTTGCTAACATCCTAAGTACAGAGATCCTTGCGGAAATTAACCGTGAAGTTATCCGTACTATCTACAAGGTTGCCGAGCAAGGTGCTGCTGCTAACACTGCTACTTCAGGTGTCTTCGACTTAGACATCGACAGTAATGGTCGTTGGTCCGTTGAGAAGTTTAAAGGTCTCCTCTTCCAAATCGAGCGTGATGCTAACGCAATCGCACAAAGAACTCGTCGTGGAAAGGGTAATGTGGTTATGTGTTCTGCCGACGTTGCTTCTGCACTGTCTATGGCTGGAGTACTAGACTATACACCTGCTCTTAACGCTAACCTTAACGTTGATGACACAGGCAATACATTTGCTGGTGTTCTTCTCGGTAAGTACCGTGTTTACATCGACCCTTATTCTGCAAACGTTGCTGCTAACCAGTACTACGTTGTTGGATACAAAGGATCTTCTCCTTATGACGCTGGACTGTTCTATTGTCCTTACGTGCCTCTACAGATGGTTCGTGCGGTAGGAGAAAACACCTTCCAGCCAAAAATTGGATTTAAGACAAGATATGGTCTTGTTGCAAACCCATTCGCTGAAGGTACAGATCAAGGTCTTGGAAGACTTAAAGTTAACCAGAACCGTTACTACCGTCGTGTTCAAATCAAGAACCTCATGTAATTCAGATATTACATATCTTATTAAGAGACCCTTTACGGGTCTCTTTTTTTATGCGATAATATACCAGTTGAAGTAAGGGCAAGACCGAACCGATGAATCGCATTTATGCGTGGCTGGGTAGTTCCGAACAAAAATAAGTCCCCCCGATGGTACAATGGGGCTGAGTATAAACAGCATACGTACCCTTCAACTGCTGCATGTCCCTTTGGTGGTTTCAGACATGGAGGCGATAGGAAACCACCATTTGCCATCATAGCACAGTGGTAGTGCAGGGCTTTTGTAAAGCCAAGGTCGGTGGTTCAAATCCTCCTGATGGCATTAGTTTACATAAAGGACATTAAGAGAATGTTAAACATGTAAATAATTATTCGCCGACTTGAGGGAAATGCATGTCAGTCATTATCTACCTAGATCACATTGAGGAACTAGAGCAAGAGAATGAAGAACTAAAGCAAGAGATTACTTATCTTAGAGAATTACTAACATATGATTCAAAAGCTGTTGCCATCAGACGATCCACTATTACACGCAAAGATTGAAAAGTGTAGTTACAACTTAGATAGATCTAAGTTATCGTATCAGTTGCATGAAAATATGTTCCACTATAATGGAGTGGGACTATCAGCAAATCAAATAGGTATAAAAGAAAGAGCATTTGTAATGATATCAAACATGGAGTTGCAAGAGACGATTACATGTTTTAACCCAAAAATAATAAAGCAATCAAAGAAGTTAGTAAAATTGGAGGAAGGATGTTTATCCTTTCCTGATGTATTTTTAGATGTTGATAGACCAGAGTCTATTGTTGTGAAGTATGAGGATGAAGGTAAAGAAGTACATAAAGTAAAATTAGAAGGATTCATTGCTAGGATATTTCTACATGAATATGACCATATGGAGGGTATTGACTTCACTCAAAGATAAATAGTCAAAACAAGGTAATTATGGACAAACTAGGACAAGCAGCAGCAGATGCAGCAATTGAAACTATACCAGCACCAGTAGCTCCTGTTCAAGCAGAGTCTGTGGGAGTTGGTGTTGTAGGATATGGTATTGGTATTATCATTCTTGCAGTAGTTGGATTAGGTCTTTACAAAAACTATCAGAACAATAAAAAATGAAACCATCACCAAAACAAGCTCAACAGATCGCTAAGGATTACGAGAAGGTGGTTGAGCATTTAATCTCTGAGCAATATGCAAAGTCTAAAGATGATGCTGATAACATCATTGTTGGAATGAGCGAAGCATGGTATAATCAGATTATATCTGAATAATACGAGTGCTTAGACTTGCTGGTGCTCAGATACCTGTAGCATCTAATATACAATTAAACAAAATAGAACTTTTTAAAGCGATTGACTGGGCAAAGGAGAATAGTGTTGACCACCTCCTTACTCCAGAAGGATCGCTTTCGGGGTATCAAGATATAAATGGAAGAGAAAAAGAATTAATTGATTCTTTAAAAGAAGTAGAGTTACATGCTAGAGGTTTAAATCTACATCTAGGAACTATTTTAAAAGAGAAAGAAGAGATAGGATTTGTTAATAGGAATGAGATAAGGCATTATACTAAAGAAGGAAATCTATCTGCAGTAACTCATAAGACTTATTGTATTCCTCAAGATAGATGTATAGGTAAGATTTGGAGTAAGGGATTAAAATATTTTACAGCATCTGGTTATAAATCAGTTGGTATGATTTGTAATGATATGTGGGGAGCAGCAGATGAGATAGGAATAGGTTTTTGTGAAAGACATCTCGTAGAATTTAGTATGGAACTTATTTTCCATGCAACCAATGGAATAAAATTCTCTAAGCATGATAAGCGTTGGGAAGCATTTGATGCATATGCTAATGGATTTTTAAGGATGACTGCTTTCAAAAGCAAAGCATTTATCTTAACTGTTGATTCATGTGTTCCTTGGACTTGGAATGGTGAAGAAGATAAATTAGAGGAATGTCCTACCTCAAGTGAGAGTGGAGTTCTTGATTTTACTGGGTGGAAAACAAAAGTACCTAGATTTGGTAGACAATATTTTTACCATGATCTTGATATGAAATTCCCAGGTAGAGAGAGATTTAATCGTTATAATGGAAGATTGATGGACGAGTATCCATACAAAAACCTTAATTTTGATAGTTTAAATGCAGATTAAGAGGCTATATATAATATGATCGAGAAGTATATCATACTCTCATTACTTTACCTTGAATGGTTCACACAGAAACTTCTATGCTTACCTTACAAGCTTTATATGAAGTTTGACTACTGGAACTTTAATAGAAAATTACCAAAATGAAAACTATGGACTATAAGTGGAAGTGGATATCAATAGGAACAGCAAGTAGTATTTTCATGTTGTCTCATATTGGTATGATTGGGATGATCTCTAGACAAAGTAAGTTCCCTGTAGTAAATGTACCTGTAGGTTCTTATACTTCATATAAAGTAGAAGCAAATAAGGACGGTTATAGAATTGATTATCGTGCTAATGATCCTAAGATGTCTCATGTGGAACGGGATATAAAGAAGAAAGCTGGGTTTCTGGGATTGGGTAACAACACCATTACGGAAAGGAAATCATATCCAGCAACCAGTCTTGGGACTAAAAACTTGGTTAATGAATCCACAAAAGGTGGTAAGTCCGAGGAATGTATCGAAGCAATCGGTGCAGGAAAAGGAACAGGTAGAATGGTCGGTGCTAGTGTTGGTGCTGCTGTGGCCCCTAGTCTCACTGGGATTCCCTTTGTTGGTTGGGTTCTTGCTGGAGCTGCTACGATGATGGGTATGGATGCAGGATCTGATGTAGGTGGTACAATGATTGAAAGTATTAATCCAAATTGTGAGGAAGAACTATGACAGATTTTCATCCTTTAGTGCAAAAACTTGCTACTAATATTCGTGTCTCATATAGTGCATTACCAGGAATAAAACCATATCATAAGCATCAAGATCTAGCGACTGTTACTGGTAATCTTGATGATGATAAATTGTATATTCATAATGAATTTTATAAATGTCCTGGTCTACGTAAGGTTCATTTAGAAACTGCAAGACTAGGTAATTTAGATATTCTACACTCAGTATTTTTTCCAGATCCTAAATATGACCTACCAATCTTTGGTGCTGATATCGTCGCTACTCCTGCAGGAGTTGGGGCTGCTATCGTTGATATATCACCTGTTAATGGACTGTCTAAAAGTATCACAGATAAACTAAGTAGTATTGGTAGTAAGTATCATTTTAAAGAAGTGAGAGCATTACCTCTTTGGGGTGATGAAATATTCTCTCCTTATTGTAAATTTCTTCGCCTTCAAAATTCTAAAGAAGAATCTGATTTTGTTTCTTTAGTACAAGATTATCTTGATGTATTCAATCATGAAGTAATGAGTGTAGAAATAGATGATCATGATTGGGTTAAAGTAATGAAGAGAC